GCAACTGGCTTGCCCTTGCGCTCGGCCACGCGAAGGACGACGGCCTTGCCCTCCCAGTTGTCCGGGTACTTGTCTGCAGGCGCGGACGGCCTAGCAGGCGCCTTGACGGCCTCGACGGTCTCAATGGGCCTCGGGGCGGGTGCTGGCTTGGCGGGGGCAGGGGCGGGCTTGGCGGGGCTGCTGGTGCGGTCCTGACGGTCCTGCTCGCCGTCCTCGTCTTCCTCGCCGACGATGCCGGCAATTGCGGCGGCGCTGTACCGGCGCAGGTAGGTGCAGATCGACCCGAGGGTCTGAACCGTGGCACGCTCTGGGAACGGCATGCTGACCGTCTCGGCGATGAACTCGCCGCTGGTGTGCATGACGGTCGTCTCAACCGACACCATGCCGTTGTCGGTGTTGATGGACTGAACAAGCGTCAGCCCCTGCGCGGCGAACGGAACGCGGATGGCGTTCAGGATCGCGCCCAGGCTGGCATAGCGGTTCTTGAAGTGCGGGTTGACGCTGTCGAGGTTGGGGTTCTTGATCTGGGTGTTGGCGAGCGCCAGCGAACTGGCGAGCGCCCCGATGGTTTGACTCGTACGCATGTGCATCCTCAATGTGTGTCGAACACCACGTTCGACGCGGGAACTGTATACAGCCCCTTATACGCTGTCAACGGGCCGCATAAGAAATCGTGACAAAGGTTTCTGACTGCGACCCGTAACGCTTATGTGCGTTCAGCCACACGACTTGCGAGTCATCGACCATCACGACGCCGGTCAGACCGTCGAGCAATGCGCGGCACAACTTGTCAATGTCAGGCTTGCCCGGGTGAAGGGGAGCCTTGTTGGTCAACGTGCCGGCCTTGCGCCAATGACTCTTGGGGCGCTCAAACACGAACTCGGCACTGATGGTGCAGGCGACCGCAGCTGGCGGCCCGACCCAAGCACGCCCAGCCTCATAGGCGACGGCGGCTCTCCACGACTTCAGGCGCTTGCACTGGTCGAACATCACCGTCCGCCCGTTCCGCAGGCGCACCAGGCGCTTGCTTCCCTGCGGTGCTGCCATGCCCGGAACGGTGAACTCGATCAGGCGTTCGTTCATAGGTCAGGAGTTTCTGCTTGAGCTCGTTGCACCCGCGCATGAGAAGCGCCATCTCGTTGCGCAGGTAGATGATTTCATCTCGTGCCTCGGCCAAGATCGGGCTGACGAACGGCTGGACATCAATGCGGTCGATGATGTCCTCGTCAGTCTCGGGCATCACGTGTCCCTGTGCATGTATCGCAGTGTGTCCTGATGCCTGGTCATCAGATCCTGTAGCGCGATGCGTGCCCGCATGTGCGATGCACGCAGATCTTCGATGCGTTGCTCGAGCAGGCTTGCCTGTAGCGTGCGCAGCGTCAGCGCCGTGCGACAGGCCCGCAGCAGCGAGATGGCATCATCGTCCGGCGCGTTGCCGGCAACGTAGGCGTCAAGACGTCTGATGAGGTCGTCGTGCATCATCGTCCTCGATGATAGTCGTGCGCCAGATGGCAATTTGCATGGGTGCGCTAACGCGAACCTTGGTTGCCTTCGTGCTGCTCGGTCTGAACACGGCGACAACCTTGTCCTCGAGCGTCAGGATGGCGCTTTCCCCACCCTTTAGCGTCAGGACCACGGTGCCGAAGTCAGCCGGGATGCGTGTCTGCTTCAAGGTCATGTTGTGCCTCCTTGCACGTGTTCGGTCCAAAGCAATCCCAGCCGCGATGTCTCGCGTACTCGACCTGATCCTCCATGATGTCGGCATCCAAACCGCACACCATGCGCCTCGCCTCGTCGCGCTCTCGCTGCATCAAGTCTCTGTCTTCACACGCTAGGCGATGCTCTTCCGTCATCACCTTTAGTTCCAGCCTCGCCTCGTCGCGCTCGGCGCGGAGACGGTCGATAGTGTCGGCTGCTTCGTCCGCGATCAGACTCATGCAGTCGCGGCGGAGTCGTGTCGTAATGTCATCACTCACGGCTGTCATCCTTCCTCCAGAACACGCGATTGAATTCCTTGCGGATCTTGTCGCAGATGTTCGACCGCTCGTCAAACATGTCGTGAGTGTTCCCGTGTCCATCGACAACCTTGTCGTAGTTGCACAACACTCCCTCCACGATTGCCATAGTGCGGTTCAGCACTTTGTTCCTTGCGAATCCGTCACGTTCGCCCATGTCGCGCTTGGTGAGCCAGTCCGCATACTCAGCGCACTGTTGTTCGTCTCGGTCGTTGACACGTCGTAGCAGTCGAAGCATGCGTTCTTCGCCAGGTATATCCATGCTGGCTCTCAACTCCTCAATCTCGCCGATGGCCTCTGTTGCAATACTGTTGACCTCGGTGTATTCGCCAACTCCCAACAACTCGGCCAGTGCCGCGATTGGTTCTTTGGTTTCGTTTGCCATGTGGTTCCTCAGAACGGGATGTCGGTATCGGGAAGCGGACGGTGATTGGCCTGCTTTGCCGGCGCTGCTGGTGCATCCTCGCGCTCACGCGGCAGGCTGAACTTCAGCGACAGCATCTCGGTCCCCTTGCTCGTGGTCTTCGTCCAGGCTGCGATCTCCATGACCACCCCATTGACCATGCAGTTCCCGCGCCAATCGGGCTGGCGGTCGTGCTGCTTGCGGTTCTGGAACATCGCTCCGGTGTCAGGCTTTGGTTCGTAGCTCATCGCGCATCTCCATGATCCTGCGTTGCAGGATTTGATTGTGCTGCTCAAGGTCTTCGATACGAGTTACCGCAGCGGTAAGCAACTCGTCCATCCACGGGTCAATCCGATTGCGAGGGAAGTCAACGGCTGCCTTCCGCAGGCGTTCCTTCAGTTGTTTTTCAAGTGCTCCCATTCTGTGCCTCATACGTAGCGATACGCTCGCCGATCCATGCCATGCAGTTGCAGGCCATCGAGTTCCCGAGTGCCTTGTACCGGGGGCCGTCCGGGCATTGCTCGGCAGGCTTGCCACGGTACGGGATCATCGTCCAATCGTCTGGGAAACCTTGAAGACGCTCACATTCCCGATTCGTGAGACGGCGTACGGTCATCGACTGCGCCACCGCCGCATGGGCCGCGTTGTCCTTGGCGAGCGTGTGGCACGGGTCGCCAGGTGCGCGGTTCTGTCGGTTGACCGGGGCGGTAATCTGGAACAGGTCGTAGGGGACGGGAGCTACTGGGATATACGCTCCGTGCCCATCTAACTCGGTGTGCGACCGAAGGCCACGAGTGCCGAGCGTACCGGCGGTCGGCTGCAAGACCGCAAACATCCTTTCCTTGTCAGGCATCCGATCATCGCAGCCCTTGCGAGTCAGGGTTGCTGCGACCTGTTCTCCGTTCCCGCAGCAACCGCCTCCAACGCCGCCTTCAGCATCGGCGGGAGTGCCTTTCCCCTTCGCTCGGCTCGAGCGCAGATACCCCTGCAAGCCCTCGGCGAGAGCGAGTACTTCGCCGGGAGCGGCCCAATCTCCAAGACATCCGACAACGAACACACGTCGCCTGCGCTGCGGGACGGCTCTGGGCCATCTCCCCACTCGCACGTATTGAGCGTCAAGAACCCTGTAGGCCCAGAAATACCCGAGTTGAGCCAACGCCCCGAGGAAGGTTCCAAAGTCCCTTCCTCGGTTAGATGACAAAACACCGGGGACGTTTTCCCAAACCAGGTACTTGGGTCGGAGCCGATCAGCGATCGCCAGATAGGTGAGCATGAGGTTTCCGCGTGGGTCGGCGAGTCCTTGTCGGAGGCCGGCGACGCTGAAGCTCTGACAAGGGGTTCCCCCCACAAGGACATCAATGGTTCCTCGTTCAATTGGCCACTCCTCAAACTTGGTCATGTCCCCGTAGTTAGGGACGTTTGGAAATCGGTGCGCAAGCACCGCCGCAGGAAAGGGTTCAATCTCGCTGAACCCAACAGGCTCCCATCCGAGATGATGCCACGCTACGCTCGCGGCCTCGATGCCGCTGCATACACTCAAGTATCGCATCGTGCGTACTCCCGTGCGGCCTTGGCCGCGTAGCCGTCCGTGGCTCTCCGGCGCTTCCCAGTTGCGCCCCGTGGCCCTCCGTTGTGGATGCGTGCCACCGTGTCAATCGACCAGTCCTGCGCGTAGCGCGAGAGGTAGGCGATGACAACGCGCTTGGCGTATTCGGGGTCGTTGACATCGGTGTACGGGCGCGAACGCAGCGACTTGTCGTACTCGCAGGCGTCCTTCCAGTACACCTCCCAAATCTGGAAACGACCGATCGCCTTCCCGTTGTCGCCGACGGCACGGTCCGGCTGACGCTCGCCGCCAGTCTCAACGGATGCGATGGCGGTCAGGATGCGGTTCACGTCCGTGCCGGCAGGTGGCGGCACGACCAGCACGGCGGCAATGATGGCTGCGATCATCGCGTACCCCTCGGCTGTTCGCGCATCAGTTCCTTCTCGCACCCGTGCGCGTCAAACGCAGCCGTGATGCCGGCTGGCAGGTCAGGCATGTGCATCTGGTGTCCGTTGACGAGAACGCCCTCGAGCGTCCAGGTCCACAGCTTCCACGCGGTTGACGGGTACGAGTTGCCGTGCTGGTCAAAGTCCTCGTACGACTCCTCGCTCCAGTGCGCGGTGATGACGCCAACCACGTCATTCTCTTGCGCGAACTCGATGGCCTTGACGTTGTCGTCCTCCAGCCAGTCCAGATCGAGGTCGATGGTGTGCTCGGTAATCACGCGATCCTCCAAACCCGCACGAGGCGGCGATGAGTGCTGACACGGGCAGACTGACGAACGTCGCCAGTCCAAATGAATCCTTCGCGGAAGACGCTGCCAGCGGCATTGCCAAGGTCAGCGTAGTTCAGGCCGGCTGCGGCCATGAGTGCCGCAACGTCGTCGGCGGTGACGGTGCCGTGCTGCGCTGCGTACTCGTGGGCAAACAGGCGTGCCTGCGTCAGCAGGAGCTCACGGGCATCGGCGGACAACGCCATGCCGACGTCACGCCTGCGTGCGGCCTCAACGATGTCGAACAGTGGTAGGCCGTGCATCACAGCCCCCCTTCGGCGTCAGAGTAAATGTGCCAGGTTGAGTCCATTGCCCCGCCGTAGTCGGGCTCGGGCTCGTCGGTGGCCTCGGCGGCGACGGCTGCGCGGAACTTGGCAACGGCAGCCTTGACCGCCTCGCGCCGCGTGAATCCAACAGCCCACACGGCAGGGGAAATCTCGGCAATCCAATTGGGCTTGCCGTCAGCCTTGCAGGTCAATACAGAACGGATACCAGCGTCACGCTCGGCGCTGGTGACTGCGAGAAACTTGAACGGTGAGTGGTGCATGTCATCCTCTTTCTGCCACGTCATGTGGCTGCGTTGACTATACATCCCTGTATATCGTGTGTCAATGGGGTCAACATGAGCAAATGCCAAAATTCTTGGTTGGCTGCGTTTGCATTATTCAGATCCGTAATCTGATGTCGTGCCTGATCGTGACCTGCGCACAGTCCCACGCATCGCACGCGAACTCGCCAACAAGGCCGCTCGCCGACATACGCATGACGCATCGGACATCACGGGGAAACTGGGTGTCGCTCTCCTCCCTGTCGGAACGACAAACACTACGGTGTGTGCCGGCGACGATGCGCGACTGAGTGATTCCAGGCGACCTGACGCACACACGCACGGCATCACCGAGCTGACACAATCAGGAGCTACAAGCGGTCAGGTCATCGCGTGGAATGGATCGGCGTGGACTGCAACGACGCCGGCTGCTGGAACGATTACGAATGCCACGGCAGCACTAGCGTCAGACGTTGCGTTGAGCGTCAGCAATCAATGGTACGACGGGCCTGGTATTTCGCTTGCTGCCGGTACGTGGTTGGTGTTGGCACACGCCACATACAACAAGGCAACTACCACCGCAGCGACCAGATTCCTGCGCATCACGAACAAGACCAACCACTACGCCAGCACCTCGGAATATCACCCGAGCGTTAATCCGAACAGCGCGAACCTGTTCGTTGCAGCGACTGTTGTTGTCGCAATGACAACGACGATCTACCTTCAAGCTGCAACGTCTGTTGGATCGAGTGCCGAATTGCTGAAGGCTGCAACAGCAACTAACGGCAGCGGCAACAACGCCACACAACTCAACGCGATCAAACTCGCATGAGCGTGAAGATCATTCAACATCAGCC